GATAATCTTTCGTTTTCGTTTTTCATTTGATTTAAGGGATAGAAATTAGATTTAAAGAGACCTTGTAACTTATACAACGCCTGGAATAACCCATCCAAATAGGATGTAGTTATGGACAGCAGCGAGGAAACCAATCATCGCTAGTCTTCCGTTAAGAAGCTCAGCATTCTTCCAGTAGTCACCGTTGTCGATGACTTCTATCTGTGGCTCAGCAGCAAACATATTCTGTCTGCCTCCGTCCTCAGTGGTTACATACCGCTTGCTTGCAGTTGATGATGTCATTGTGTTAACTTATGTGAAGTAACGTTACAAATTATATATAATCTCTTCACACTTTGTCAAGGTATTTTTACCTAATATCTCTATCCCCACACAATCTAAAGAAAACCTTATGAATCCCTTAAGAGAATGTTATGACATCACTGCCAGCACCACCTACTAATCCACTGCCACCAAAGTTAACAGGCACAGTGTCAGCAGCACCTACAGCGTCTGCATCTAGGTTAAAGTTAAGGTCAATCTCACCGTTACCAATAGAAAGACCATCGTCATCTAGGTTAAAGGTGGTGTCATTACCAAACGTAATCTTATCGTGTTCCTTATGCTCTGGTAGACCCTCAGAGATAGTCTGGAGTCCTTGATAGTGTCTCCATACCTCACTAAGAGTACCTCTATCGAAATCTTTCGTGTCTATTGCCTCATGCAAGGCATCCTTGAGAGCATCTACTGCTCTATCAAATTTTGAATGTAAGCCGCAAGTCATAGTTTCCTCCGTAACGTGTGTAAATGGTCGATGATGTCCTCACGTATCCACATGAGCTCATTGTAGCACTTCTGGTTGTGAGCGCAAGAGCGTAAAGAATTGTCAGGTTTATGGACTGACTCGATAAAGATATCAAGTGCTCTATTCCATCTTTCATCCTGTCCTTCTTTAGGTATCGATCCTTGATCTTTAGATGCCATGTGTCTATACAAATGTGAACCACCCTGTGATGATGGTCTTAACTGCTGTGTTTGAGACCCGTCCTCTGTGATGGTGTGTCCAATCAGAGGGCCAGATAACAGTATACCCTCTTTTCGCTGGTACGTAAAGGTCCTGGTGATACCATTCTGTGCCTCCATCAGGGACATCATTCAGATATGTCATAAAGACAAGGTGTCTAAAAACATTGTTAGGTAAGCAGTTAGACCTCTCTGTATGCCATACTTTAAAACCACCACCCTTTTGATACCTCTGGATGCTTAATGGTTCTACGATATGGAAGTCAGATAGTTCACAGAAAGGAAACTTCTCCATGTATTTGTCTAGGACTCCCTGCAATGCCCAGACATAAGTCTCAAGGTGTCTGATTGCTGCCTGCCATGGTACATGTAGGTCTTCGGAGTCTTTAAAGTTTTTATTGACAGTGATGTTACCTTCTGCCATCAACTGTCCCTTATGATAAGGTAAAAATGTCTGAGTGTCAAAGAAGTTCATCACCTCATCAACTGCTTCATCAGACACATAGTCACCCCATACAAAGTCAGTAGACTGTGAGCATATCTTACCCTTATATGATGTAACCTCAGATTTTAAATTCATATGGATTAACTCTAGCGTCTACTGGTGTGCTCTCTTCGTAGCTTTGCTTCACGTATATCATAGGGTCTCCTTCCCACATACTCTTCTTAACCTTGTCAACTTTACCACGGATGTTAAATGATATCACAGTCCTCTTAACGTCAGATGTATTACGTGGTCCCTCATGAGCAACAGTGGATGGGAAGATGATGATATCTCCCTCCCTGACTGGAGGTTCAAAGACTTGAAGTCGGCCACTCCAAGGGTTGTTAAACGGAGAATAGAAGGTAGTAGGCTTATGGTACTTAGGGTCATACTCTATGTACATAACGCATGACCAACCACTGTGTCCATGATTATGTATGCCGTGGCTCTGGTCTTGATAGGATGTCTGGAACCACATGTCAGTAAACTCCACACGTCTTTTGTTAGTGAAGTCTGCTAGGTATGGTTTGATAATATCGATTACAGTATCAGCATAGGATGGTAACTCAGCATCTTTATTCTCCCTCTCTTCAAAGAAGTCTGTGTATAGACTACCATCAGGCTCAAGAAGACCCTCCTCATCAGGAAGGGCATCTAAAATTCTTTGTTTGTTTTTCTTCCAGTCCTTAATTTCATAATGAACTATAGGAATGGAGAACATTGTTTCAACAGCCATAATTCTTTATAAACCATTCAGCATCTACTACAACCAGAGGTTTCTTATACTTTCTCTTCATGAATAGTATAGGCTCGTGGTCTCCAGAGTTTGCCTCTGCTTGTGCGTATGCCTCATAGACATTTAGTTTCTCTTGATTCTTACATTCTATACTAAAGGGAAACTTTTGTCTAGCATCTCTTGCCATGATAAGGTCTTCACCTCCAGCACCCATACTCCTAGACTCTATGTCCTCAGGATGTATCTCTCTGTGCTCTATCAGTTGGTCCCTAACCCACTGTTGGAATAATCTTCCCTTCGCTTTCGCTGACTGCGGCTTCATAATTCATCAATCACCATAGGTAAGAGACCATACTCTGCACGTTGTATCCTTTTAGTCAGTGTATCTACGTCATCCTCAGGAAGTATTGGTACCTCCTGCTGTCTGATAATCTCACCACCATCTAACTCTTCATTCACAAAGTGAACTGTGCATCCTGTGACCTCTTCTCCACTATGTAGGGCTTGTTCAACAGCATGCATTCCTTTAAACTTAGGTAGTAATGATGGATGAACATTAATAATGGGGCAATGAAACGCTGAAGGATCCTTCAGTACTCTCATGTACCCCGCTAGTATTATTAAATCGACACGCCATGCTTCTAATAGCAACCGCATCTGGTCTTCATCTTTATGCTTGATGTAACAGTGTGGAATACCAAATCTATCTGCTCTCTTAGCGGCTCCACAATCTTGCTTGTTGTGTATCATCAACACAACTTCATGCTTAGTGCATGTCCTTACAATATTCTCAAAGTTCGTCCCGTTCCCGCTGCACATCACAGCGATTCGTTTCTTCATGATTAGGTAGTCCGAGAGTTTTGTATTCAAGTTGCTGCCTCAGAAAAATAATTTCCTGCTTCAACTCATCATTCTCTGCCTCTATCACCTCGATATGTTCTTGGTAGATTGTTAGCATACGATTTAGTTCTTCGTTCTTTAGTTCGCAATCCCAGTCCATAATGGACCTCATGAGTATCAGTCGGAATAACCGTCATCGTCATCCCATACTCCATAACCACCATCATATCTTTGTGGGTCTCTATCAGTTTGATAGGCTGATACATCCTCCTTGATAGCGTCCTCAAGACTCTGTGCCAAGAGTTTAAGGTTATGTGCGATCGCTTTTACTTTATTGTAATTCATAATTAAAAAGGGGACGGTAACGTCCCCATTATTTATCCCTTAACGCTTAACGTGCGTACGTTGTCAGAAGTTTAACATACTTGTGACCTCTATAATTGAGTTCACTTTTCTCTGTTTTCACTTCCTTGTGAGCGTCGGTGTCATATTTGACACCACGGTAGGTGACTTGTGCCATGAGTATACTCCTAAAGTAGTTGGATTTTAAGGCCCGTTCCTTTAGTCGTTTGCGTCCCAACATCCTTTAGTTTCCTCCTTCACAATCTGAATCATTTCAGACTTAACCTCATCTGAAGCGTTGTATTTACTCATCTTATCGACGAGCTCGTGTGCTTCTGAGCAGGATAAAGAAGTAGCAATTAAAAAAGGAATCATGAGATGAACGTATCCGTTCCGCGACTTACTTGCGTCCCTAGGGGATGAACGTATTGTCAGTATAACCTGACACCACTATTTAGTCAAGTCTTTTGTCACGTTTGTTACACTTTCCGTTTTTCTTAACAACCTTCTGAGTCGTGGGTGTATTCTTCCTGTCTATTCGCCTCAATGTCGTACCCCCATCCCGTTTCAACTCCCTCTTCAGGGAACGCAGGAAATATAAGTGGTCCCTTATACCATGTTTCGGGTCTTTCAGCGAGCGGATCAGTCTCTCCTCTGGAGTCTTCCATCTCATTATCTCTAAACCAATTCTTTCTAACCTTCTGCCAGAGGTTAGAGCTTAAATCCACTAAAGGTATCAGACTCGACATCTTGTTTAATCCCTCCCACTATGTAAGATTCAATTTCAGTTTCCTGCGGAGCATTCTGCTGACCTTTGCTATTTAGCCAGTGTTCAGTCCACGGTAACGGATTATTCTTAGCGGGGATATCATAATAAGGTGTCATGCCTATGGATTTCATACGACGGTTAGCAATCCATTCGACATACTGACTGAGTAGTCTCTCATTCAGTCCAATCATAGTACCTTGAGAGAAGAGGTAGTTTGCCCACTCTTTCTCTTGATCTACAGCGTCTATAAACATTTGTTGTACTGTATCCTTCTCCTCCTCTATTATCTCTAGGAAGGTAGGGTCATCACCTTGCTGCCACTTCTTAATTATTTTTTGCGTGATGTTAAGATGTTGAGACTCGTCTCTAGCAATGAGGGAGATGATTTTAGCACTTCCTTCCATGAGTTTGAGCTCACCAAAAGCAAAAGAGCAAGCAAAGGAAACGTAAAACCTAATACCTTCCAGTATATTGACATTGCAGATAGCTAGATACAGTTGTTTCTTTAAGTCTTTTCTACACCATTCAACAGATGGTGACCCCCTAGACGAGGAGTTCCACATGTTACCTGTGTCCCACTCATGAGCAAGACGTAGAAATTCGTTGTAGGAACGACACACAGACTCTGCTCTCTCCATAATCTTCTCGTCATCTAAGACGGCATCGAAGACATCGGATGGGTCTGGGTATACATTCTTAATAATATGTGTGTAGGATCTGGAGTGGATTTGTTCCATGAATTCCCACACTCCTATGCATCCTTCCAGCTCTGGCAGAGAGCAGTAAGGTGCGAATGCCATGCCAGGTCCACGACCTTGCACGGAATCTAAAAGTATTTGATACTTTAAGTTAGAGGTATAGATATGCTTCTGTTGTTCAGATAGTGTCTTGTAATCAGACCTATCTTTTTGAAGCGAGACTTCTTCTGGTCTCCAAAAATAACCTAACTGTTGTTGTGTTAACTTATCGAAGTCAGGATATTTGTAATCATCATAACGTTGCATCCCCAAGGGAGCACCAAAAAACATCGGTTGTTTTTTAGTATCGACTTTGCTGTCGTTGAAAACTGTTATTCCCATTGAGTGCCTAACCAAATGTCTCGAACATGTTTTTCCTCTTGAGTTAGTTCGGGAGGGTATACCTCCTCAGGTATGTCCACTTTAGGATGAAGGTCATCATCCGTCAAGGCTGGAGTGCAAACTTCCCGACATGTTTCCTCTTGCTCCTGGTCATCGCAGGTCTCAAGGCATTTAAAATATCGGTCTTGCTTGTCTTCCATTACTTACCTCTAATTGTATTCCACAGGACAGTCAGTAAAGATTTACCAACGTTACCCTGTATCTCATCAAACATATACATGTTGAGACGGAAAGCATAGTTTGCTTCCGTTATTAGTGCATTGCGTTGTGACTCATCTAATTCAAGACTGTCTAGGACTGCCCTGTATTCAGTCTTCCATGCCTTTGGATCCTCTATACGAGGAAAATCATAGAAGTGTAATCCTTCACCCTGTGGAAGGTCAGGTAGTGCCTTTGCAGCAATACCTTTAAGGATTTGTCCACCAGATAGGTCACCAATGTACCTAGTATAGTGGTGTGCTAGTAGAAGGTATGGATCCTTCTCTGCTATTTCATTTAACCTGTAACAGTATGTATTACATGCTTCCGATGGTACCTGTTGCTCTCTCCACATGGGACCATAGAAATATCTAAGGTCTCTCTCGATAAAAGCAGTACGATTAAGTAGTGGTGACCATGCATGTAACACCTTAACATATGGATCCCCAGACTTTTGAATCAGTGTCTCCATAGTTTCATAAACATACCAGAAATTAGTAATCAATTTCCGATACTCTTCAGGGTCTACGCAACCCTTAAGGAAAGCAGAAACAAACTTAGTATTCTCTGCTGCTGAGTGAGACTTAGAAGTCCCTTCCTTTAACTCTTTACTAAACATAACAACCTTCACACTCCGCTTCTGATGGTCCGTTGAGGATATCATTAACTAAGTCATCTGTTGTAGGGATTTCATCCTTCCAACCTATAGGATGAGCAGGCTCATCTATATCTTTCTTAGCATCATATGTATTCTGATAATATGATGTCTTCCAACCTAACTTGTATGTAGTAAGTAGGTCGTTTGCCATGACTGATACAGGCACCTCTGAATTAGCATAATTCTCTGGGTTATAACTCCAGTTACCAGAAATTCCTTGGTCAAAGAACTTCTGCATTACTGCAATGATATTAATGTAACCTGCGTTGTCCTGCATCTCCCAGAGTAACGTATAGTTATTCTTTAGACTAGCATAGGAGGGAACAATTTGCTTAAGAGGTCCCTTCTTTGATTTTTTAATGGACAGGTAGTCTCTAGGTGGCTCGACTCCATTGGTTGCATTTGACACAACGGAGCTGCTCTCCGAAGGCATTTGTGCGGA